TTACCTTGTACTTTTGAAACTGACATCGCATCAATTTCACCTTCAGTAATTGTAATCATCTTACCACCAGGCTTCCATTTATGCTGACCAAATAAATTAACTTCATTCATATCGCCTAACCAAATAAAATCTTTATTAGGAAAACGAATGTGTTGAGCAACTACTTGGTATTGTGAATTATAATAAGGAGCTATCTGTACTGGTTGATTTTTATATTCACCAACTTGGTAATTAAAAAATTTACAAGTATCAAAATCTATTTGTCTTTTTGATAACGCCTCTACTTGTCCTGTAATCATATCTGAATTTTGTTTTGTGTCTGTAAAACTATTGACTTCTCCATTTGCTGGTTCTCTGTAGCCACAACCAAAACACCACCCATGTCCATCTGAATACCTGGCAAGGTTATTTCTGGATTGGCATTGTGGGCAAGGTTCGTGTCTTACAAAGTCTGAATTATTCTCCTGGCTCTTCATAACCTTCATCACCAGGCAATAGGTCTCCTTCTACCCAGAGTAAATCTGCTTTAGCCCATTCATCCACATCGAATGAAGGACAGAATTTATCTGAAAAATGATAGTGACCTTTTACTTCTGCTTTAGGATATGTGTTGTGTAATTCATCACATAACTTTTTTAAACTTTCCCATTGAGCTGGTTCGAAGTTATCTTCTGCAACAGTGTGGTCATCTTGTGTGACACCACCGACCATAGCGATACCTATACTGTTATGATTTTTACCACGACAGTGAGCACCAACTGCATCTGTAGTTCTTCCATCTTCAATGACACCATTTCTTCTAATTATAAAATGATAACCACAAGACAAAAATCCTCTTTCTCTATGCCATCTATTTATTTCTTCGAAGCCAATATCCATTGAAGGTTTAGTGGCAGTACAATGTATAATAAAATAGTCTGTTGTTTTTCTACTCATAATTTTTCCTGTTGATTTAAAACTTCATTGACCCATTCATCTGGTAGAAGTTTCTTTGTTGAATAGACACAATGGTATTTGAACCCTTTTAGTTCACACCATTTGCCATAAGTTGTTTTAGATTTCTTTCCGATTTTTGTTTTAGAATTTGAGAATACAAATCTAATATCTAAATCTGGATGTTGTTGTTTAATTAATAAATGTTTCTTCCTGTCGGAAGTTAAGAACTGTCCTTTAGTTTCAAAAATAATTTTATATGTATCTACTGCTGGACAGTTAAAATCTGGTGTATATTTAGATGGTTTTTCTGGCTTGAGGTAAGATACTTTATAATCCTCATATCCGAATTTAATTTTTTTCTGAATAAGATAATCATTAAAATCTTCCTCAAGCTTTGACTTAAATTTAGAAGTCGGTTGCGCTGGAAACTTCTTGCGAAACTTCATTATCTTCCGACCCTGTGTTTTTGATTGAGCTGTCGCCATGGACTTTATCGAAACCATTTGCTTCAGCAGACTGACCTCCACCTTCGACTAAATCTTTTACTTGAACTGATTTAAGTCTTAATGAAACTCCTGCACCAAGCGCTGGCGTGTACCATGGGTATGGTTGAAAGCTTACTCGAAGAATTGAACCTCCCCAAATATTTATATCTGGGCTAATAGGTTTTAATTCATTATCGAATAATGCTGGCCTTTGTTTGAATGTGTCACCAGTTTTACCATTTGTACCACTGGCTTTCATTTTGAATTTGAAGATGTATTTACCATCTTCTTCTTTGTAAGGTAATGAAGCTTCTTTTATTTGCTTCTTACCAGTTTTATCCTTGGCATCTGAAATAGCTTTTTGTTGATATTCTTTTAATAATTTTAGAATGTCATTTGCATCTACATCATTTAATTCAAGGTCTACTTTATACTCACCTTCAGCTTTAAACCTTACATCACATTTTGTTAAATGTGGATATATGGCTTTGCCAAAAGGAGAGGTATAGGTTTTTGCTTTTTGCATAAATACCCTCCTAGGTATGTTTGATTGATTTAATAATTGGGTAGTCAGTTAAAATTCGCACACAACATATAACTGTTTTCGACTACCCAATCAGATGAAGTTTCTATTCATCTATAGTGTCTTGTTAAAGACGCTAGCGTAGTTAATTAAGAACAAAAATAATAACTACCTAATACATTCTTCAACTCCAACGAACCTTGTGCTGGAGCTTGCTTAACTTTGTCTCTACTATCTTTGTGAACTTGTGGGATTATCTCTTGTTTAAATTCCTCAAGTAAATTTTTACCATCAAAAATATTTACAAAAGCTTCTCTTACAGCTTGGTTCATTAAGTTTACATCTGTTGCTAGAACACCAAAGCTATCATGAACACAGGCAAAGTTATTCACCCCATAATCATTAGCTTTACACACTGCTCTTTGAAGGATAGCGCCATCTAATCCATGAACAAAACAAGGAGCTATACTATTAGCTACTTTGCTTTTGTTAATTTTATTAGTCTCAATTGCTATAGATGTTTTTCTTATATCTGGTGTATAGGTTCCAGATTTTGGTCTGAATATTTTTTCACCCATATAAGTATTTATTCTTTTAGTTTCTAATATTGGACATACCATTTGGATTATAAACCCTGTAGGTGTAGTCCACACAACTGGTAAACCATTCTCTGAAACTAATTTAGAAGTTTGTTGCAACCACTTCATCGCTTCTTTAGCAGATACAATAACTTTATCTAAAGCTTTCCAAACTAATTTAGATAAATACGCAGAACCTTTAAACATATTAGGTTGTCCTGGTATTGGATTTCTGTCTGTTGAAAATGGATTATCTTTTGTACCATCTTCATCCATTTCCTCCAGGTGTTCTTGAATATATCTTCTACAAGAGAATTGAGTTAGTCCATATACAATACACATTGTGACTTTCTTTGTAGTCTTCCTGTCTATTCCATACTTCAACCATATATCTTTTAGCTGACTATCTGGTTCTTGATGTAATAATTCCAATGTTGCTTTAGCAACTTCAGCATATACATCTTGAACTTTAGCAGATGGAACTAAATTAACTGCTTTACCACCAGCTTCATCTTTTAGTAATGCAGAAAATATTTGTAATCCAGAATTAGTACAATCAGAATAACAAATTACATTAGTTATAAATGATAGTTTCTTTCCAGCTTTAACAAAGTTATTCCATTCAAAACAGAATGATAAAAATTGTACTGGTTCAGAAGCTTCAGCCCAAAATTCATAATGATTGTGTGGGTCTTCAGCAGATTGACAAATAAATTTTTCATTATCTTCAACCCACTTAACTCTATTGACCAATGTATCTTTATCATGACCATACATATTGGCACCATGAACCATCAATCGTTCAACACTATTTTTATTTTCTAATGGTTTACCATTTCTAAATAATAATAATCCTTTAGCTAAATCATTCTGCTGATAGTTAAGTCCTTCTGGTACACAATAAATTCTACCTCTCCAATCATATTGAAGTGGGAAATAAAATTCAGCAAACGCTTCATAAGTATCAGCAACAGTAAATATTTTTTCAGTAAGTAAAGCCTTACTATCTATTGTTGCATTATAATTATGAACAGCTAGTGCCTTCCTGCTGTAGGCTTTCCTAGCTTCTTCATTTGTTGCTATATCAAATGGTTTAGGTGGAAGTGGAAGTTTACCTTGTGGTAAACCAGCTACAGACAATCCTTTGTCCTGTATCGTTTTCATCACCTGGTATACTGGAGTGTTAATTATAAAAGGTGTTTGTTGCAGAGTATTTATACATTTATAAACCTCTGGCATTTCATGGGCTTTGTTAGCCATTTCTTCTAGGTAAGTCCTAGTTCCTCTCTTAATCATATTATAGTGCATCTTTTACCTCATTGTTAGATTGTTGATTTTGATTGTGGAGTTCTCCTACAGTGGCACTTAATTCCTTTGGCCTTAAATCCTTGATGTAATAGCCACCAGAATATGGGTTTTCATCCCAGGTTTTAGGTCGTACCAGCATAGGTTCTCTAAAAGGTTTTAATATTTCTGCGTGGATTTTCTTTTGTTCTATCCATTCCATAGTCTTGTCGGTGGCCTGGACATAAACAATTGATTTATTTTTGAGAGTGTATGTTCTGGTGAGTTTAACAAACCCAGTTGTACTGGCTAATAATTCAAGGAGTAATTTACCGAGTTTTACCCTCTCTTCTTTAGACCAACCTGCATACTCAAGCTGGTGTTTATTCATAGCATATTGGAATACCTTCCTTTTATGCCTATAGTTGTTCTTGGTTTTCAGCCATTCTTTAGTCTGGCTATAAGTCTTATTATCACTTTCCCTAAAGTATAATAATCTAGCTTCATCCTCTACAGCTCCAGCTATTTTAAGCACAGCTTTTGTTTGTGTGGATGAGACAGTAATACTATCTAATACTGCCTTCAAAGATATGAAGCTTAAACTAGCCCATCTTTCATCATTATCATTTTGGACTTCCTTAATAGGTAAACATTTAGCTAACAATGTAGCTTCTGTTGCATAGCGTTTAGCATGGCCATCAAATGCTTCTATGAAGTATTTATTAATAGCTTTATTCATTGGCTCCAGGCCACTTTGAATTAAGACTTGACCATATACTGTTGTACTTTCAGTGGTCTCTCTTTGCTTGCCATCTTTTTCTTTGACTTTGGCTCTAGCTTTATTGATTGTTTTATGGAACCTTTTTATTCCACTCTTAATCATTGCTAGTTCTAACTGTTTTTCTGCCTCTATTTTTTCATGAAGAGTTGAAGGCACATTCTCGTCTTTTTTAAGAATGTTAAATTTCTCTAATATTTTAGCGTCTATTTCCATATTAACCTCATTAGTGTTTACAGTTTGTTCGTAGATTGTGTGCATTGAAGTGCACATCTACTACGACAGCGTAGCAATCACATATTAACTATGCAACTGATTAGTTCGCTTGATTTATAAGGTATTCTACTACGCCAGAGTAGATAACTCGGAGGCGTAAATTGTGTACGTAGTTTTTAAGTCTACCGACAAATTTTTTTGTGTTGGTTTACTTAACTTATTCACTTACGCCTCCTCAAGCTTTGCATTTAGTGCACACGAGTGCACTTTAAATGCACATTATTATTACTAGCTTTTACCACCAGAGACAACTTTTAACTCGTCTCTTAATGTATCCAATTTCTTTGCCATACTTATCTTACCTTTAGGAAAGAAATGAACATATCTTCTTGCAACAGGTGAATTAAAACTCCATCCCATCCAGTCACAAACTTCCATAAATGTAGCTCCTGCTTCAGCTAGCCTTGAAGCACAAGTATGTCTACAGGTATGGAAAACAAAGTCTTTGTTATCAGCTTGTCCAAGTTGCTGTCTTACCATCTGCCACTTGTAAGTCATTTGCCTGTAGCTGGTCTCAAAGAATGTTTTCATGTTAGACCTACGCATCAATATTTCTTTTGTTCTAGTAGCTAGACCAATCGAAGTATGAGTGTCAGTCTTTTGTCTATACACATGAGCTGTCCAACCATCTTTATTCTTTTGCAAATCCTTTGGCGCAAACTTAATCGCTTCTTCAGCTCGACAACCTGTATCAATAAGAACTTTTACAAAGTCTTCCAAGTCGTGGAAACCAAATGTTTTACACTGTTGATAGATAGCTTCTTCTTGCTCGTATGTATAAATAGCAAGCCTTGTTAGCTTTTCTTTTTTTCTAGGTATCTTTAACAATTTATCTCCTGTTATAGTACCTTGTTCAAAAGCATGTCTAAACACTTTGTTTATACAACAAGCCCTTCTATTATTTGTAGCTGTATCAGAGAACTGCTCAATAAACTTATACCATTCAGTTTTATCTATTTCTCTTAACAACTTATCTTTACCCCAAAAGGAATAGAAATAACTGAAGAAGTATTTTTGTCTTTTACCATGTTCAGTATCTTTCCACCCACTCTCTGGGTCATTATAACAAGCTTCACAAGCTTGCTCTAATGTTGCTTCAGTAGTTGCTCTTCCTGCTGGTACATTCTTACCATCAATTAAAGCTTTACGAAGCGCTTCTTCTTTTGCAAGAGCATCATCATGCGTATCACAAGTAGCAGTTTTTCTACCTCTACCTTTTACTGATACGAATACTCTGAACTTGCCATTACTCGTCTTGCTTATACCCATATTATATAGCCTCCTTTGCTTTAGGTATGTTGCTGAATAGGCTCTTATACTTATGACCTACAGTAGTAAGCATGACATCTTTTTGTCTTCTGTCTTGCACACTTTCTGAAAGTTTTATTAAGCCTAGTTTTACTAACACTGCACAATTTCTACTCATTGATGCAGAGTTTAAAAAAGTTCCATATAAATCTGCGAACTTTTTGTTTGCATTTTCCACCGACATTTCCCCTTCTTTAAGGTGACACATCGAATGGAATAACATCAAAGTGTGTAGGTACAAACCATTATCCATCCCTTTGTTTCTACCCAACTTATAAAACTTTGACATTACTTCACCGAAGTTAGCCATTGATTGCTCCTTGTTTTTTTTAGTTAGGCAAATGTTATTGATAGCAGTTGTTCTTATCATGGAACTCCCTGCGAAAGTTCCTGGTACCCCAATGTGTACTATTTGTTGTTGAATGTAATGTCTTACATTTATCATATCACTTGCAATTGCTATAATTCCTATCAGAAATAACTACGCTAGTCTAGTATTAAATACTAGCGCAATTACTTCTTTAAAGTTGTAATTTTATTATCATCTGTGCCAGTATTCTGTACTTCTGTATCCAGCTCATAAAGTCCTGCATCTGCTAATTCTATTAGCCTATTTATAGAGACCACTAAACGCCACTTGAAGAGCCTAAACATGTAGGTCTTCTCATGGTCATTCTTATACTTATTAAACTCTATAGGAGACTTGAAAGTCTGCTTATAAAGAGCTTTAGCTGGAACGAATACTGAAACATCTTCAATAGTAAAATCTATATTTTTATATTTCATAATATTTACTCCTTAACATTTTAATCTTAATTCCCAATAGAACATCTATAGAACTTAAGAAAAAAATTCTTAAAATTAAAAATTTAATGGAGTGATTGTTCCGAATAGAACTACTTACTAAATAAGCGATTTGCCTGGTGCTTGTCAAACATAAACTAATAGTTTTTAAAAAATAATTACACTCATAGTTTGAATGTGTGAATAACATTGTAGACTTTGTGCATTTCGGTAATCCCACAGTATTAATTTTATAATAGTCAAACATTACAACCTGCTATTATTCCAAGATTGGTTTTTCCAATTCATCTATTTCTTTAAAATAAAATTTAGCAGAAGGATAAGTCTCCTTAACTGCGTCTCTTATTTCTCTAAATGAATTGATATAGCTTCGTATATGGCCTGCAACAACAGGCTTACTCTCTACGAATAGTTGTCTTTTGTTTAGTCCTTTGTCTGACACTAGGACTACTTTTTTATCAATTGTCATTTGATTGACACCTCGCTTGAAGACCTTGGTATTGCAACAGCTCCATCATAATCTCCATAAGGACATACTTTATCATACTGTTGTTTATGTTCTTTGTTCACAAGATAAGTAATTACACTTGCTATACTTACACTCATGTATGGATTGTGGTGCTGTAGGTCTTTCAGTTTACAATAAGTTTTATGTCTTAAACTTACACTTTTGTATTTATTGGCATCTGCCATGTTTCCTCACTTTGTTCACTTGTTAATAAATGTTGGCTCCAGTGGTAGAAAGAAATGACTAACCAGGAAGGCTAACCAAAAACCCAGCAAGAGCCAACATCATTGAGATAACATCTTCAATACAAAATTAAAATGGTGGTAATTCCACAGCTTTGTGGTGGAAGCTTGTTTGTTCCACTGCTCTGTGGTGGAAGAGATTTATTTTATTTTTAATGGAATTTTATCTTTTGGATTATCTTTATTCCAAGAGACAATCATTAACTTTATATTTTGTCTCAAGTTTTCATCTGAATTAAAATATAAATCTTCTTCAATACACCAATCTTTAAATGGTTTTGAAACAGCAAAAACCTTAAGAGGTTGTTTTGTTTTTAAATGTTTTCTATATAATTTTATAAAGTTATTAATAGCTAGTTTAGAATTTTTTTCGTACTCTCTAAATAATCTTAACTCCAGGAACCTTTTTTTAGTTTGCACTGAACCAATAGAATAATCTAATGCTTCCTGTGGTGTCATATTAATACTTCTTAATATAACTGTAAGAGTTTCCCAGTCATCCTCTTCTAAATTAAATTTTTTCTTCTGCTTACCATGGGCTTTAATTATATCGTATGGACTTTTTAATTCATTTTCATACATATAATTTAAAAATTTATCATCACCTACAATTGCATGTTTACTTCCATCTGCACCTGTTTTAGTTCTTTCAGAAAATCTTGGAACAAGAGGTATTAATTTACTTTGTTTTAATATTTGTTTTCTTCTCCTGCCACCACCCATATCTGTGGCTTTGTTGTGCTGTTCTCTTTGTGCTTTGTGTGTAAGAGATTGAGTATTCTCTGAAATCTTTTTTATTGTTTGAGCTGAATTTGAAACAGGTTTCCAACTCTTAATAGTTTTTAATGCTTTCTGTTCGTTTTCAAAAAAATCCTCAAATATACTTGAAAGAGGTTTAGTTCTTACTGGTTTATAATCTTTAAAAAAATCTTCAAATATATCGCTGAAGTCATTTTTAAAATCTTCAAGAGAACCAATATCATCCTGCTTTTTTAAATAGCCAGCGTCTTGTGGTGTTAAACCTTTTTTAAATTCGTATTTTTTTCCTGTCTTCTCATCTTTAAAATCATAAAATTTATCATTTATGAATTTTGAAACTTTTTTAGGTATCTTTTTAGTTTTCTGTGTGCGTGCCATGTAAGAGATATATCAATATAATATTTAAAATGTAAGAGACTGATTAAAATAAAAAAATCTACTTAAGTCTACTCAACAAAATAATTGAATTTTTTTAAAAGTTTTCTGTGCATTAGTGCACTTTAAATGCACATTAAAAAAGGCCTGCAAGA